TACGAGCACTCCCTGCTTGTGCCACGCCGCCGCACGCATCGCGCGCAGTTCCGCTTCGCTTGATGGGGTGGGTGGAATCAATCTGGCCAGGGCGCAGGTCAGCGAAGGCATGATGCACCTCCTGCCAGTGCCCAATGCAGGATCGCCAGCGCATCGGCTTCGTTGTCATCGATGGGGCTGTAGCCACGCGCCCGGGCGGCCGCGATCATCTCCTCCTTGCCGGCGTTCCCTTTGCCGGTGGCGTGTTTCTTGATGGTCGCGACGGGCACGCCCTGATACGGCACCTGATGCAACTCGCACCAGGCCGTCAGCTGGCCGAGAAAGGCACCGTAGGTATGCGCCGCAGCCGTGCCTTTGTGCGCACGCACCTCTTCGAACACGACGCGGGTCAGCGGGCCTGCCTTGACGTGCAGTTCGCCGAGCCACGCCGCGAAGCGCAGCAGTGGCATGCCGCCGCCCTCGAAGCGCCCGGCCTTGAAGAGTTCGGTGCCGGAGGTGACGGCGCCGCGTGGGCAGGCCAGCGCCCAGCCGGTGTGCTGACCAAGGTCGAGGGCGAGCACGGCGCCATCGATGCTGCCTACGGCGGCAATACGGGCCGCTGGCGGGGTGTTGTGATGAAGGGACACGGGTAATCCTCCTGGGTCGTCTGGCGGCCTGGAGGAGCCCGTGGCACGATCGGGTCAGGAATCGCGCGGCTCCCTCATGCCCGAATCGATTCGGGTTCGGGTCGAATTGCTGTTGCTGCACTTACGTCAATACTTCATTCCGTCAATCTAGATACCCTCGGCGGGAGAGATAGTGATAGAGAGATAGATATATGTCATTACTTCAATATGTCAATCTAGATACCTGTCTCTCTACCGGGTTCCTGGTCAGGGTTTCGCGCGCACGCGTGCACGCGCGAGCGTTTGGGTATGTATGTGTATACAGGGCATTGACGCTTGACGTATTGACGTTGTGACATATGTGCGCTTCGTTTCTCGCATCCAAATGATTCATAACGCTTTTATCCACTGCGCCGGGCGCCCCTTGGCTTGACGCAACTCCAGCGAGATCAAGTCGGCATCCTGCAGCGTCTTCAAGACGCTCTCGCGCTGACGCAAATCCATGAACTGGGTGCGACGGGTAAACTCGCGCCGGGCCATGCCATCCTCACCTGCGGCTTGAAGAATCATCAGCGCGCGCTTGTGGTTGGATTCTGTGATGTTCTCCGACACCCGCATGCCGACCTCGCGAATCGTCTGCTCGGCACAATGACGCGCGATCAGGATGCCCCACTCGGCGTCGCTCGCTTCGATCACTGGATCAACTGGATCCCGTGAGACAGCGCGGATCAGCGCCAGCTTGGTCGCGTTTTCCTCGATGCGCGCCAGGATCGAGGACGTCCCGCTGCCGCGCGAGAGGCGCAGATCCTTGACCACATCCCGGTCGAGCGCCTGGAAGATGCGCCGTGCCGCATCATCGATCGGTACTATGCGCGGCACCGGCATGATCTCGTCGATGGCGCCGACATCCGTGAGATTGCTCGCCAACTTACCGCCGCCCTCATGGATGAGCCGCAACCGGTCGATCAGGTCCTGCGGCGGATCGATCACCCCGTAGTCCTCGTTGCTGTCCGGAAAATCGTCCTCGCTTTGCAGGATGATGAAACGCGCCAGCGAACCGTCGGCCACGTTGGCCGCCTGCAAGGCCTGCCAGAAGTGCAAGGGCGTCGTCGTGCCGTAGATGCACAAGCACGGCTGATGGATGGCGCGATGGGCCACATCCGCCTGGCTGTGGGCGTACTCGATGCCGAAGTAGGTGGTGCCCGAGGTCGTGAACAACTCCGTCATCAGGTCCAGGGCTTCGCAGATGTAGCGCGGCGAGCGCTTGCGATCGACCGCCGCCGACAGGAACATGCCAAACTCGTCCAGCTGGAACAGGATTGCCGGCTGCCGGTGCAGCGCTGCCAGCAGGCCGGAACCCGAGGCGATCTTGTTGCCACCGATATAGGCCAGCAGGCCGGCCGCACGGAACAGTTCATTGATCACCACGCGGCTGTTGTTCTTGCCCGCGCCGCTTTCGGCAATGCCGACCACATACAGGTTAGAGCGCACATTGCTCGGCGTGCGGTATTTGCGCCCCATCAGCGCGCCTACAGCAGCCAGCGATGCGCCGAGCGCCAGAACCGGCTGCGGCCGCTTGGCGGAGGCCGCCATCAGTTTCATCATATCGCCAATGATGCCGCCGACCTGATCCCAGCCGGGTGGCATCCGCGCCGGCTCGGGCGGTCCTGCCGGAACGGTTGGCGAGGTATCGAGCGCAATGGGCTGCGCAGTGTCGAGACTGGCGAGCAGCGCCCTGGCCGGGTGATGGCCGTTCATCACGATGCTGCCGTTCAGCTGAATCGACGGATCCGGCAACCAGCCGGCGTCGAGCGCGAGTTGGTAGAGAGTGCCGGCGCCGATGCGCGTCGGCTTGAGACCCCGCCAGGTCTTCAGCGTAAAGGCCGGCACGTTCTTCCCGGCCTGGGCCGACCAGGATTCGAACAATGGCCAGCCTTCCTCGTTGAGGGCGCCCTTGATCGCCATGCCGATGCGAACCCAGCTGTCGTAGTCCAGATCCGCATTCGGTATGTACTGGAGGGCGGCGGTCACGCCTTCGATGGTGCCGAGAAGGTCGCCGTTCCATGGTTCACTTGCGGATGTCACGACGGCAAGCGTCGCTGGCCGCAGGTGTTCCGGAACGATGGCCAGAGCTGCCGAGACGAAAGCCTGCGCTTGTTCCTCGGTGATCTCTGGCAGCGACGGCAGTTCGATGTCCGCCAGCGTGTCCACCGGCCAGTCATAGGGCTTGCCGGTATCGGGATGAATGCCGTAGGCGATGAACTGCTGGCCAAGGCCGATCACCTCGATCGGGTGACGCTTGAATCCTTTGAAGGGTGTTTGCGCGCGATAGACCAGCAGGCGCTTCGGTGCATGGCCGATGCGCACGGCCGGGGTATCGCCGAGCATTTTCCTGGCCAGCGCCTCGACGCGCGCGGCGACCTGCGGGTCCGCGAGGATGTCGATGTCGATGCCGACCACCTTGCCGGCGGCGATGCCGATGCCCGCCTCGGGCCAGTCGCCCCAGACGTCAATCTCGTTGGCGGTAGTGTCGCGCTCGCAATGCTTGCTCCACGCCGGGTATTCCCGCCAGCTGCCGCGCCGGAACAAGCCGGGCTTTTTTGTGCCCGGCTGGATAGGCAGGATCGGATAGCCGGCATCGACGAGCTTCGCGCCCAGTTGGGCCATATAACTGCTGTTCGTCACGTCGTCTCCTCAAAAAGGTACCGGCATCTGCGAATAGGCGTCGCGCAGCTTGTCCTGAAAGGCGGTGACGACGACATCGACCAGCGTCGCCCACTCGTTTTCCGACCAGGCCGACAGGTCGGTCTTGCCCAGCGACTCGACGTACTCGCCACCGATCTGCCCCGCATGACGCAGGGCCATTTCTTCATGTTCGTTCGGATCGATCATTCCTTCCAACCTCTTCGCAATATCGGTACAGCGTATGGAGCAGAGCCACAGATCGCGGCCGCTGCGACGGATCAGGCGCGGGGAGAAGCCGAAGCCGCGCGTTTCACGGCGACAGACATCGCACAGCATCAGAACCGTGCCGCCACGACTTCGGTGTAGCGGCCGCTCGGTCGCACGGCGATCTGGCTGGGCCGTCGCAACTGATCGGCAAATGACAGGGCCTCCTCGACGCTGCCGGGCAGTGGCAGCCCCGGTGCGCGCGTGGCCCACCAGGTAGCCGCCTTCTGACGCGGATAGCCGGCGTGCTCGACGCAGATCCATTCGCGGTGCGAGGACAGGCCACAGGAGTAATCCACGCGCATGGATGGCGGCTTGCCGGGTTTGTCATGGCGGGCGTAGCGCACCTGCGTGACATCGACCCACTCGGATGGACCCACCCGGGTCAGGATGTCCAGCGTGCTGGCGGCGGCCACGATGTTCGGCCTGGGCGGCGGGAATGCGTAGTGGCAATCCGGGCAGATGCGGGTGTTTGTCGGCAGGATGCTCTTGCACTCCGGGCAGGTTTTTGTCGGCGCGACGCCATCGCCTTCGCCGGGCCGCCTGGGCTTGATGGCGTCGATGGGGCCGTGGCGGGCGATGTTGCCGGCGAAATCCAGAATCAGGCAGTCCGTCTTGCCGGGGGCCAACCTGCAGCCCCGGCCGACGATCTGCACATACAGTCCTGCCGACTTGGTCGGCCGCAGCATGGCGATGAGATCGACAGCCGGCGCGTTGAAGCCGGTGGTCAGCACGTTGGCGTTGGTCAGGCAGCGCAGTTCGCCGCGCTTGAAGGCCGCGATCAGCGCCTCGCGCTCGGCACTCGGCGTGTCGCCGACGATGGTTTCGCAGGAAATGCCATGGGCGCGGATGGCGTCGCGCACATGGTAGGCATGATCGACGCCGGAACAGAACACCAGCCACGAGCGCCGATCCTGGCCATAGGCGATGATCTCGGCGACGGCCTTGCGGGTAATGGCCTCCTGATCGACGGCGGCCTCGAGTTCGCGGGCGATGAACTCGCCGCCGCGCGTACCGACACCCTCGACATTCAGCTGCGTTTCCATCTGCTTGGACCCCACCGGCGACAGGTAGCCCTGGTCGATCAGATCGCGCACCGACACCTCGTAGGCGATGTCGGTGAAGATCGCATCGTCGCCATCCTCGAGCCTGCCCGAGTCCATGCGGTACGGCGTCGCCGTGAAGCCGATCACCTTGAGCAGCGGGTTGATGCGCTTGAGCCCGTCGAGGAAGCGCCGGTACATGGTGTTCGACGAACGCGGGATCAGGTGAGCCTCGTCGATCAGCACCAGGTCGCACTGCTGGACGTCATAGACGCGGCGATGGATCGACTGGATGCCGGCAAACAGGATGCGGGCGGCGATGTCACGTTTCTTCAAACCGGCCGAGAAGATGCCGGCCGGCGCCTCCGGCCAGATGCCAGTCAGTTCGCCATGGTTCTGTTCGATCAGTTCCCGCACATGAGTGACGATCAGGATGCGCTGGTCGGGGAATGCCTTCAGCACACCCTCGATGAAGCGCCCCATGACCATCGACTTGCCGCCAGCCGTGGGAATGACAATCAGGGCGTTTCCATGATGTTTGCCGTAGTAATCGTATATGGCCTGAATGGCTGCTACCTGGTACGGGCGGAGCATCAGCATGTTCTTCTCCTGCGTTGAGTTGCATGAAGCGCCAGATGTTCTTTGACTGAGAGCACCATCAGGTTTTCCGGAAAGTTGTTGTGCTTGTTTTCATCGCGGTGATGAACGTGCTCATCAGGCTTCAGCGGACGACCGGCAAGCGCCTCTGCAACGACACGATGCTCATGCCGTCCGTAAAGCTTGCGATAGGTGCTCGGTTTAACCGTTACAAACCGACGTAGTTGTGCGTCGCGATTGTTTTTTCGCCAGACTTCAAAAGGAGTGATGTAGTCTGGATCCCCATAACGCCGCATTCGCTGAGCGTGCATTCCGCAATATCCTCTGCTGCCTTTCTCGATTGTTTGATCACAATCGGGATGCTTGCAGACCATTGACGGCTTACTCGTCGCGCGACGCAGGATTGAAGAAATCTCCCGCGCAAGACATTTGCAAGAACGCACCGAACCGGCGCGCAAATTACCGGTTGATCCGTAATGAGTGCTTCCACAATCGCACTGACATTCCCAGACAACTTCTCCAGAGGATGTTCGCCGGCCGCTATCGCAGCGCACGATGAGACGCCCAAATCGCAGTCCGATCAGGTTGAGCCGGTTAGCCATGGCGAAGCCCTCCCGCCAGCTTGTTGCTGCCGTGGTCACGCCAGAGCCGGCCATCCGGCAGGCGATACTCGACCCAGTCGACGCCGGCATCGACTTGTTCGCCGGGAACGAGGTCAGGGATGTAGAGATGGTGCTTGCAGCCAGTGCGCTGCTCCGCTTCGGAAAGCGGCCGTTCCTCGCGTTCGCACTGCCAGCCACCTTCGACGGGCGTGGCGCCCAGGCAGGTACGGCAATTGACTGCCGCCGCCGATTCATGACGACAGATGCCGGCATGACTGCACATCCGGCACTGGTACCAGGCCGGGTCTTCGCTGATGCGTTCGGGTGGCCTGGCGGCAAAGATGATGCGTCCTGCCTTCGCCAGCAGCCGGTCGGCATATTCGTGATCCGCATCGACGCGCTCGACGTAGAGGTCGTCGTTGTCCTTGTTCACGGCTAGGTACATGGCCCGCGTCATGCCGGTCAGGCGCATGTAGATCTGCATCTGGGCAAAGTGCTGCGGCTTGGCCTTTTGCACGCCTTTGGCGACGAGATCCACGAAGCTCTTGGCCGCATGCGTCTTGAACTCCAGCACATGCCAGGTCTTCTTGGCTTCGAGCAGGTTCAGCGCGACGGCATCGAGGGAACCGCCGAAGTGACCGCCGTGAGCCTGGACACGCCACTGGCGACCAGTCTCCGGATCCACTTCCAGTACGGTCGCCCCGATGCGGCGCAGGTTGCGCACGATCCGGTCCTCCTCCAGTTGCCCGGTCTCGAACAGGCGCAGCAAGCGCCCCGGATGGTTCGCCACGGAAGTCCAGCGGAAGTCGTACCAGAGCGCCCGCTCGCACTCCCTGCCGATCAGCGAGGCGCCGAGATGCTGGCGGAACCCCTCGTCGGCATCCGCCTCGTAGGCGGCAAAGATGGCTTCGCGGGTCGGGCTGGTGACGGCAGGCAGTTCAGCCATGGATCACCTCCGCTTCACGCTGGCGAGCGATGGCCATGGCGCTTTGCCAGGTCGCCTCGTCCATCTGTTCGCGCAGCACGCCAATCAAGGTGTCCTTGAAACGCTCGCGCGGCGCCTGACCGGACAGTTCGGCCAGCCGTGCCGCCACGCGCCCCATTTCCTGCTGCTTGAACCGCAGCGCGGTACGGGCGCGATGGAAGGCGTGGGCATCAACTACCCCACGCCTGGCCTGGCGCTCGATGTCGGCCGTGGCGATCTGGGTCTTGATGGATGCGATCTCCGCCTGGAGGTCGACCAGGCGGGT